CAACCACGTTCACGCTGCCAATGACAGCCCCTTCGCCAATCAGGTCATCCGCTACAGCAGTATTGAACACCGCGCTTGCGTCCTTCGCTATGAAGTAGGCAACGCGCTCCCGAAGTTCATCCGTCTTGCGCTTCACCCAATCGGCATAGTCCCGAATCTCCTTCACCGCCGCGTCGATGCTTGCAGGGTTGAAGATGTCAATGGTTATCGTCCGGCTCATGCGACAGTCACCTTGCTTATGCCTATCACAGTGCTACCGAAGTTCGGCAACCCGCGCCCGACTTTCCGCACGATGTAGTCCCACGGGGTTACGATCTCGCCGTTAGCGTTGACTTTCAGTGCGCCGTTTTCGTCAAGTTCGGGTTCCACGTCGATCCACAGCACCGCGTATTCGTCAATCGGGGTGTCCCTGTCGCCCGTGACAATCACCTTGTCGTACTGGTCATCATCGCCAAACTGCCTCGCAATGACGCTGCCCTTCGCGGGTGAGATGTTCGCGCTGGTCTGAACAGGGTTTTCATACGTCGCATGGGTTCCCACCTGTAGGGGATTGCCGTATTCATCCTCACGGTAATCCTCCACGGTTCCTGCATACAGCGCATACCAAAACGGCTGCTTGTTCCTGAAACACGTCCTGCTCATGGCGCTCACACCTTTGCGTAGGCAATGACATTCTGCCTGATGTACCGGGTCATGTCCGTAAAGTCAAAGTGCCGATGGATGCCGTTTTCGATGGACACGCTCTGACCTTCAAGGCCGCGCTGGGTGAAGCCGTTGACCACGGCGTACACCTGCGTCATCTCATAGGCGGGAGGTACATCTTCGGGCATATCGTCCGTATTGTACGAAAACCGCCATTGGAGAATTTCCGTTTTTGCCAGATTGAGATAGGACAAGATTGTTTCGTCATCCGGCGCGTCATCTGCCATAATGGTTTTTACCATTCCCAGCTTTTCGTCAACGGTCATCCATGGCACCTCCTTTCTAATGGTTCTTCTTCGGTCTGCCCGGTTTCTTCACCGTGACAGCCGGTTTCTTCTCCTGTTCGGACTTCTCAACCTTCACAGGCTCATTTTCGGCTGTGTGCCGATGCAGCAGCATACCCATAGTTATGCGGGCTGGTAAATGCGGACAGCCTTTGCAGCGTTGTACAGGTAGGCCGCGAAGTGCTTGCTGGCAGTGATGACGTTCGTGAACTTGATAATGTCACGGTCATACTCGATCAGCGTGTCGCGCTTCAGGAAGATGCGCAGAGCACCAGGCTTCACCAGATAAATGTCGCCAGCACCAGCACCGGTGGACTTCAGCTTATTGCTGACCATCACCTGACAACCCTGGAACTCACCCACAACGCCGCGAACGGCAATGCCAGCGGCGATCTCAGAGGCGGGAATCCAGGTGTTCGCGCCAACGGTAGTCCGCATGGCGGTGTACACGGCGGGAGAAACCAACGCCACAGTCGGGCCGTCCTCGATGTCCTCACCGAACAGTTCCAGCGCGGACACGATGTTGGAGGCAGTCGGCAGCGTAGTGTTGTTCGCAGTAGAAGCCGCCATGTCGCCGGTAATACTATGCAGGATGTTCAGCACTTCGTTGTCAAGCTGAGAGGCAATCGCAAGCGCGATCTGGTCAACAGCTTCACCATAGGGGTCGCCATAGCCACTCAGAACGGCCTCGTCGGTGATCTCAACGCCCTTGGCGATCTTGTGGATGGTGACGTTCGTGGTGCTGGTCGCCAGCACGTTCAGCGTCAGGTTAGTGTTCTCGTTCAGAGTCGCAGCGTCACCAATATAGGTGAAATTCGGCAGCGTGATAGTGTTACCAGGACGGCCCTCCAGGGTCGTGTCGATGGTCGCCAGAGGCGCAAACTTCATCAGGTCAACATACTTCTGTTCCACCATGTCAGCCATGACCTGGGGATTGACCATATTCGCAAGCAGCGTAGTAGCCATTATTCATTCCTCCTACTCAAAGTCTTGTAAAGTTCGGGCTGTTCATTGAACAACTTCATGCGCTCGGAATAGCCCATTTTGTCGAATTGCTCACGGGTAACCGCTTTGTCCGTCCCGCCAGCACCAGGGCGCGGGGTCTGACGAACAGCGTCAGCCAGCAGCGCCTTGTCGTGCGCAACGAGGAAAGACTTCAATACTCCCGAAAAGCCCTCAAAATCGTTGTCGTAGAACGCCGCAGCAGCCTTGTCAGCGGCTTCTGCATCGAAACCATGCCCGATAAAGCCCGCCTTCTGCTCTGCCAATGCCTGAGAGCGTTTCAGCGCCTCATTGCTGGCCTTTAGCTGCTCAATCAGTTCATTGGTTTCGGTTGCCTTGCGCTCCTGTTCAGACATCCGCGCCTGTAGTTCCTTCTTGTATCGGCTGGCATCAGCCGAAGCGTTGCTCTGGGCGTTTTTCAGCTTCGCGTTCTCGCCCTTCAACCTTTCAAGTTCGGCCTGTAGTGCGCTGGTGTCCACGGTTTCCTGCGTCGTTTCTGCCGCATTGTTCTGTTCGGTCGCGGCTGCGGTCGTGTTCTCTGCCATAGTTATTCTCCTTTGCGATTTGAGCCTTCTCTGGCTTTATTTGCGAGTTTTGTACCGCGACTTCTCTGCCGCCAATATTCAAAGGCAAGCGCCCGAATACCCTAAAGTTTCACTTCGTTCCTGATATGTTTCAGCCATGACTTAAAGTCTGTCTTTTCCACCCTGAGTCCGCTGTCATAGGCCAATACCCGCGCCTCCATCAACGCCTTGCCGATCTGGTCAGAGTCACAGGCCATGAACACGGAACTGTACTTGCGGTAGAACTTCTTGAACTCTTTCTCTGCCTTTTCAACCAGCTTTTCATGACCTGCTTTTGTGAATATCGGCTGGTTAAAGTCGCAGTAGGCATCTGCTATCGCTCGGCAAATCGTGCTCTTGTAGTCATCGTCAAACCCGCGCTTTTTGAGCCCTTCAATGGTCTTGGTGCGCATCCCCATCACCTGGTCGTAGTTGCGCAGAACCATCGTGTCTCGGTCTTTTCGGACGGTAGAGCCCTCATTCCACGCCCACAGGTAGAACGGCGTTTCGATGTACTTCACCTTGCCGTCGCGCTCGGCCTCATGGATAGCCAGATTGTTGAACACGCTGTCCTCGGAGAACCACAGGCTTGTGTCGAACCGAAGGTTCTTGTCCATCAAGAATTGCTGACGGTAGATTTTCGCGTGGCAGAATACTTGGCTCTTTTCGCGCTTGAATATCCTCCATCCGTCGCCCACGGGCTGTTCCTCAATGAACGCGCCGATGCAGATGTCAAACCCTTCCTGTATCGCGCCAAGCACCAGATGCAATCCGTAATTCGACAGGAACATATCATCAAAGTCACAGTACATCAGGTAGTCCGTACCGCAATTCTCGATTCCATAGTTCCTTGTGTCTGAAAGACCACCCCAGGGCTTGATTACATACTCGACTTCAAACCTGTATGGCTCAAATAGGGCCTTGTCCAACACAACTTCGTCGCCATCGTTGACGATCATAACCTTAAAATCGTCAAAATCAATTCCATGCTGTAATGCAATACTGTCAAACAGTGGCTTGCCCGTTTCCCACGGTTCCTTATAGTGCGGGACAACCAGCGTCAATGCTTTTTTACCCATCATTTAAACTCCAATTCGCAGAGACAGTTACAATCTTCATCTGCAATGCCCCATTCACCCGGAAATTGTGTCTTGCCGCCCTTGTAGCTGTAGAAGTAGCCATCTATTGGAACCGTCGTACCATCCAAATAAATGTGTGTGTCGCGGGAAGTCGGAAGCATCATGCACACCCAAGTTTTCGTAGTTGCCCCGGCCCTGACCGCTGTGTCATATGCTGCCGTATTCCCTATTCTGTGCGCCTCAGTTTCAGCGATTCGCAGGATGTCAGCCATTGTGCCATTACTCGCGTACCACGCAAGCACTCTGTCGCGCCATGTGGCCCCGTCAATCGGCTTGTAAACCGTTTCCTGAATCCTCTGTGTACTCGGCTCTACTCTTGTGGAAAACGTCTGATTGACCCCTTCTACGCCGTTTGCGTATGCAAGCAGGAACAGGTCAAACAATTCGTCTATGATGTCCTCACAGTCCTTACGGCTTTTGATATGTCCGTCAGCGTCGAAGTGAACCTTCAAACGCTGCTCTAAAGCGTTGAGTTCATCTATCGGCAGGATTGTTGCCATTGTTGTTCACCGCCGTTTTAGCCTGTGCCTCGGCTTCACGCGTCTGTTTCTCCTGCTCCCGTTGCTGCTGTTCTTTGTACCATGCCATGCCAGCGTTGTAGGCATCCTGTGTGTCGATGAACAAGCCCGAAGCCTCGTAGGCATACTGCGGATGCACCTTGTCGTTGTTAAGCATCGTGATAAGGGTCTGCGACTTGCTCAAAATGTCCTCATAGTTCCTACGGGTGAACTTCACGTCCACATCGTCAGGATCAAGGTTCATATCTGTCAGACGATTAGCAATCTCGGTCAGCAGTTCGATTGTCCGTTGCTCCGGCTCTCGGAACATCATCTCAAAGTCCTGCGCACGTGTTTCCGCGCCCTGCCAGCCGTTTTTCAGAATGACAGCGCCGTTATTGGAACTGTCACCCGTAGAACCGTTGCCCTGGGATGGCATACCAACGATTTCGTTGATAGAATCCAACAGATTCCGTTTCAAGGTCTGCGTCTGGCTCTGATCCAGTGTTTCAGAGATGACCTTCAAGTCGGCTTTATTCTCTCCGATGGATTTCAGCACCACCATGCCAGCCTCGCGGATGGTGTTTGCGGAAGTTTCATCCGGGAACTCGCAGTTGTAGGCCACCAACAGGCTTTGTACGAACTGCTCCACGGAATCCAGGCGGTTGCTTTCAAGGGTGTTCAGAGCGTCCAGCAGAGGCAACACCACTTCAAAAGCGCCCATTCTCGCAGCGTTCAGCGGGTATTCCACAATAGGGATATTCCCAAGTGCATAGGTGCTTCTTTCAATCACCTTGCCACTCTGCCAGCCCTCTACACGGAAGAACTCGTTGCCGGAGGTATACACATCGAAAGTGACGTTGCCGTCATCATCAGTCGTGTAGAACACACCAGCCAGCGGCGTATGCGCAACGTCGTTGCGATAAATCACAAAAGCATTGCGCGGATCAATGGTATACACATCAAAGGGAATCCGCTTTTTCACAGACGGAAGCACCAGCCTGTAGCCCGTGCCACAAATCAACTGCCACTCCACCAGTTCCTTATCCTTGGTGGGTTTCCCGGCGATCTTCAACAGGTCGTTCAGTTTGGCAATCTGATTGGACACATCCGCGTCCTCAACAGCGGAAATGTACTGAATGGGTTTGCCTACAAACCACCCAGAAAAGAAGCTAACAATGGCATACGCCCTGTTCTCCACAATTTGATTACAGATTTCAGGGCGAACCTCTTTCACACGTTCAAGAATCGGCTGGATGCCGCGATAATACTTGTGCAGATATTCAATCTGACCACGATTGACAAGATGCTTGACATAAGCGTCACTAAGCACTTTGACAACATTCTCGTTGTCAACGCGCTCAACATTCGTGTATATCGCTTTTCGTCCGTGCAGGACATGTCCAACGACATCTGCCACTATCGCGTCCTCCAATTCCAAAAATGTAAAAGGCCCCAACGTGTAAGAATGTCTTACACATCGGAGCCTTCTCCGCTTCCCCGCTGACCTTTCAACGTGGGGTTATCTGTTATTCGACAATCAGCCGCTTCTTCCTCACGGTCTTGATGTTCAGCGTCCCGTCAGGCTTGCGGTATATCTCAACCTCAAACCCCTTCGCCAGCCATTCATTGATGGCCGCAACCTCTTTCTCAGTCAGCATACGCGCCTCCATAGTCCTCTCTAAGCGTATACTAACACAAAAACCGAACATTGTCAAGGGGTTTAGCCTTGAATGTTCGGCTTTTTAGACTATTTCGGCCTATTTCATGCCCTATGCGGCCTTGTACCCCTTCCCTCCGAAGGTACTCTAAGCGCTTCTTCTTCCGACCAGCCGAAACGAACAATTCTTGTTTTCACTGTTCCATAGTTCATACCAGCTTCTCGGCACTTTTGCATCAAAGACACTCGTTCACGATCAGATGGCGTTGTCAATGCCCGTTCAATATCCCAACCACGCTTGTATATTCTGTCATGCACTGTATCATAGCTGACAACGGCTGTTTCAGCCAAATCTTGTAACCGCACCTTCTCGCCATGATACATCACCCAAAGCGTATCGCGTTTGTTCTTGCATTGTTCCAACCGAGTAATCCATTTGCAGTTTTCGGGGCAATAGTTTCCGTCAACGTCTATACGCTCAATGGTCAATTCATCTGTGTACCCATGTGACAACGCCCATTCAGCGAAGTTATCAAAGTTTAGCCATTCTTGTGCAAGCGTGATTCCACGTCCACCATAATCTTTGTACCTCGGCTCATTCGGACGCAAGCACCGTCTTTTCATGCCATTCCAAATTCGCCAAAGCCTCTTGTTATCCTCAATCCTATGCTCATACCTCGGAGGCTTTTTACCCCT